AGGCAGAAGGTGCTGCTGTGAAATCCATATCACCATCTAATAATTGTTTTTTAAAAGAGTTTGCAATTGCTTGTGTTATAGCCATGTTTATTTTCTCCTATTTACCTATACGAGGAACACCACTTTGATATTCATCTCGTCTTCTTCTTCCCATTTGTTCTATTGAGAAGCCTTCTATTGCTTGTTTATACCTTCCTTCGTATAATTGCAAGAGATCATTTGGCCCCTTTAGAAAACTAAAAGCCTCAACTAGGCATGCATACAAAAGTCCGTTGGGAAATTGCAGACTTAAATATGTAGTGGAAACTGTACTCGATAATCCAGTAGGTTTCAAGATATAATTTAATTGAATTGTGTAGGTAGCATCTGGAGTAGGAGCCACAACCACCGTGTCTTCATCCCAGTTACTATAATATTTAGGCACCCCTTGAGAGTTTAAATTATTAAACTCAGACATAAAACTTGTATCTCTATATTGTAAAAATTCTCTATTATCAGGGTTAGCTGTTCCGTCAGAATCTACGATCTGAGCTGATCTAATAACTAACAAATCTTGTGGTGTATCTATAAATCTTGTCCCTGCAACTAATTGAGCTGTTACATATCTTCTATTATTATCAGAATCTACATCTCGTAAAATTCTAAACTCTGCATTTTCGATAAATCCGTTTACAATAGTGTCAGTTAAAACTGTGCTTGTAACCTCTGTATAATCTCTAATTTTTTGTACTAACTCTGTATACGTCATGTTATACTTACCGTAACCTTCCCTATATTTATTTGTGCTTCTCTTCTTCCATTTATAACAGATGGACTTTCAGGTACCATACTATTATTACTTAAATCTTGAAATGCAAAATCTCCAGGTAATGTTAAATTAGCCACCATGTTTCCTCCACCTATTTGATCAGATGGAAAACGTTGAGGTCTTGCTTGCTCTAAACCTTGTGGGTCAGCCACAAAAGGTTTTGGTTCTAATTGTGGTTGCTTTGGTTCATACTCTGATAAATGTACAAATGCACCATTCCATTCAGTAACCATTTCTCTCCATGGAAATGCTTGACCACTTCTATCTGATATTGCTAATGCGTATTTACCTTTTGCAAACTTTGCCATTATCTTTTACCTCCGGGTCCTAAAGGCTTTCCAACCATACCACCCATAGCATATTCTCCAGGTTGATATCCTTTTTCTTTTAATCTTTTTTCTAGTTTAGAAAAATCTCCTGTGTCTAAAAAATCTACGTATAGATCCATTAACTCCTCGTCATTTGTGCTTTCAATAAAATCTTTAAAACTTCCATATTCCATAATTATATCTCCGGGTAGTAGGTTTTAGGTGAAATATAAACGCTCGCTGCTGATCCATCTTCTTGCAGTGCTCTTTGTAATTCATCCTCATAAATTAATTTCATTTCTTGTGTTCTTTGTGGTGCTTTCTTCATAGCCATGTAATAAGCTAAACCTGCACACATACATGGTACGAATCTATTAACGACGTCAGCTTCATTAGTATATTTACCTGCATCTTGAATTCTTTTTACATAATAGAAATAAATAAATTTACCAGCCTGTGTATCTCCAGGTGTTAGATATAAAGTTATTGTAACTTTATCTATAAATCTTTGTACAAAATATTGTGATGGTTGTCCTGTTGAACTTTTATTTGAAAAAGCTTGATATTGTGATCTGTTAATTTTTGATAGTGGTGTGTCTACATCACTTTCGTTTCTGAAACTAGCTTCAAGAATATCTGAAACCATATCAACAAAATTTACAACAGCATCCCCAGATGCATGACTTGCAGCTGTGGTTCCGTCAGCTCCACGATCAGAGGCAGAGCATAAAATATTATTACCTGAAATAGATGTATATGTAATTACTTCAGAGTTAATTCTTATTTTACCTGTAGGATTCATATTTTTAGTAGATGCTACTGGAATTGTAGTGGCTGAATCTGTAATTCCTGATGTTAAAGTTGTAGTTATTCCGTTTGCATTTCCATCAGATGGTGATCTAAAAATTGTATATTCGTTTTGGCCAGATACAAGTGTAATTGCTGTTCTTGCCACCTCCCAAAAATGTAGACCTCTGTTGTCCCATTCTTGAAACATTATATTTAAAGAACGTCTAGCTGATTTTAAATCATTACCAGAGTAATCAAAGAATCCTAATCTTTCAAAAGACTCAGTTATAATATCATCGATCGAGAGAAATTTCTCGAATGTACTTGTGCCTGAAAAAGCCACGTAAACCTCCTACGAGTTATTTCCGCCACTATGAAACACAGTGATAGCTGTAATCTGTTCTGTAGTAAAAGCAGTATTAACATTAGTCTTAAATAAAATTGGTACAGGAAAATTAATTGTCATGTCATGAACATGAGCAGCCTTATTTAATTTTACTTTAGACGTTGAGCCATCTTTAATATCTAACACTCCAGCAGTTGCAGGACCAGATACATGCACTCCGTACACTCTAGTTCTACCAGTCTGAATAGTTTTAGTTTCTGTAGTTACGTTAGTCGCCACTCCATCTTGTGATGATCCGAATGTTGCCATATTTTTCTCCTTAAAATTTTATGTGGGCCCGAAGGCCCACAAAATTATTTATTAGATATTACCAATAAGCTCAGAAGCATTTCTGTTCTGAGTACAACTAATGTAATCTAACTTTGTTACTCTCTGTCCAGATGCAGAAGCTGATACTGAAGCTGCAAACATTTGCATGTCATCAGTATTAATGTTTGATGTAACAGTAGCTGCTAAAACTCTGTTAACAAAAAACTCAACTTTTCCAGCTTTGTCAACTCTAAATCCTACTGTGTCATAAGCACTATCAGTGATAGTGTATGCAGTGTATTGAACTTGATTTGTTCCAGAAGAGTTTTTAGTTACAAATCTGTAAAACTGTTCACCATTGTTAGACTCAATAGAGATTCTGTTTGCAGATCTCCATCCAGAAGTTCCTGTGAAAGTTTCAACTAATCCAGTTCCGTAGTCAGTAGCGTTAGCATCATTATTTTGTATTCTTGCTTCATACCAAATAACTGTTCCAGGGTTAGTAACTGCTCCTGTGCTATCTGTAGTTTCTGCTACAGCTTGAAAAGTGTTAGCTGTTTTAACTAAAGCTAAACCGTTGTTATCTGTAGTATTAGCTGAAGTTAAAGTTACTGCTCCGCCTACTTCATTAGAGATTCCAGCTGATGCCCCACCGTCTGCAATAGACGTTGACCATTCTGCTGAGGGTAATGTGTTATAAATAAAATCGTCTTTATAACATATAAAGTTAGGATTATTATCTACTGGTAAATCCTTAAACCATTTAGTATTATTAGATAACCCTGCAAACATTACCGGGTTTCTAAAATGTGTTCCTGCCATAATTGTATCCTCCTAGTTTTCCGAACATAGTCTCTAGGCCGTCCACTATACGGGTCTATGTTCTAATTAATTGTATAGTAAGTTTTTTATATACTAGTTTTTAGTAGAGTGCAAGAGAGCCTGTAATGTGGAGTGGTTTTTTTCCAACGATGTAGCTTTTTATTAAGTAGCTACAGAAACTTGTGGAGCAGCGCCTTCTATTTTATTTCGCAAATGCTCTTTTTGAGCCTCTGCCATTTTAATATGGCTTAAAACTTCTCTAACTTGTCGATCTATTTTAACCATATTAAGAGTATATCTACCCTCTTTAAGATGCTCTTGCTCCCACTGAAGATCCAGACCCCTCTTTTTTTTGTAGAGGTCGTTTAAGTGTTGCATCATCTTCTCCATTGATAACCTCCTCATAGGTTATTCTATTTATCTTGTTATCATAAGATATTCCAAGATATTCCCATACTATACTTTTTTCTCTCAACTTGTCAAGTATAGCTTTTTCTAGAGAGGCTGAGTCGTCCTCACACTCAACAATAAATTTAGTGTGATGGTCATAGGCCCAGATATTTACTAGAATTTTAGTCATTATTCTTTCTATCTTTAAAATGAGGCGGGAATGTGTCCCGCCTCAAAATTTCTAAGTATTATGCACCTTCTACGCCAAAGATACCTCTATAGTCAGATACACCA